CCAAATACAAGAAATTTTTATCGGTTGACGTTGCAGGGTTGACTGTAGTCAATAATTGCCCAGATTCATAGAATTGGTTCGCCAAAACAGTTACCGTGTTGTCAAAGTGATATTTACCTAAATTTGAATTTTTAGAAAAAGTTACTTTGATTTTATTCAATTCTTCAAAATATGATTTTCTTGTATTGAACAAGTTTATTCTTTCCCCCAGTGTAAGACTTGTTGCATATGTAAAATATCTTCTCTCATCCGATTTATCTGATAAAAATCGGACTACCTGTGACACTGGTGTTTTGAATTTATTCAAATCAGCAACAGAATCATCATTACCTGCAATGGATTCAGAAAAAATTAAAGATTTCAACTGAACATCTTCTGACGGTGTGCCATCAGAACCAAACAAAGATTGTAAACCATCATAATAACTTGATGGTGAAGAAACATAAGATAATACCCCATTAGTTCCACCCAATAAAGCTGAAGACTCTACATTCGTATCTTTACAGCTACATGACTGACAATCGGGATATGTTATCATTGGTAATCGAACCAAGAAACTTTTATCTTCACATTTTATCCTTAAAGATCTACAAATAAATCCAAACGGTCGTACCTTGATTACAGGGATTTCTACGTCACACAAAAAACACAAGGCTTGAATTACAATAGTATATATAAACAGTAAAAGGTGCGCGACAATTAAAAGAACTGACCCAACGAATTGAATTACCGTAAAAATTATCGAAAACAAAAAATACAGTAAATCAAAATTTTTGAATCCATCATTTACCGGAAACTTATTGATAGTACTAGCACATTCATCATCATCAATTTCTTTTATACCTATAAATCTTCCTCTCCCCCCTTTTTTATATTGGTCAATAAGTGAGGAAATGGTATAAACTCGATTGAATTGAAACTCATAGAATGTATCCTCACAATCAATTATTTCGTTCAATCTATCTATCTGTTCTGAACCTGTAAATCCATTGGTATAACCAGTCCAAGCTAATCCGAAATAATAAGAACTTTCTTGTATATCTTTATCTGTTGGACTCGCAAGTGGATTAAATGTTGGGTCGGAAGTGGATGTAGTCCATCCATATTCTTTTACGTTAGGAACCAAATAACTTGGTCTTCTTGTTTGAATTGTTAAATCATTCGGCTGAGTCCATTTTATTTTGAATCTATATTTCCCTTTAGTTGGTATACCTAAAGTTGTATCGTTGGATAACACCCTTTCCCCAAATTCATTTGTTACAACATAGTCCAAATTCATTGGTAATTCAGTTAACCAAGTTCCGTCACCATCAATAATATTTCCAGCTTGTTCCAACTCAAAAACTTCCAAAACAGGATTTCCATCTTCATCTTGTTGGACAGTTTGTCTGATTGCCAATATTTGGCCAGGTCCCGAAGTCAAATCACATAAGTTACCTAAATTATCTTTAGGTTTACAATTTTTTCTAATCCTAAATTTATCAGGAGAAGAAAACATGGACCCCATAAAAACTGAGGTTGGCTGAATATCAACATTAGCATCATCTCGTAAATCAAAATCTAATCTATTAATGGATATATCGCATATTTCAGGATCTCCCCATAACGGAGATATTTCTGCCCTTTTAGATAAATTGATTATCTGAGGTAAAGAATTTAAGTCGTTTGACGTACGAAATCTGTTACCAGCAACTTGTGCTTCAGTTGCCAAACCGATTCTTATCAGGTCTTGAGGAGTCAAAGAAAACTCTCCAATATCTGAAAGGTCGACATCCATAACTATGTTTTGTTCTCCAAGTGGAACACCCATAATCATGTAATCACCACTATCATTGGTTTTTGAAGTAAATCGATAGTACTTGTCATAAATCTCGACAGCCGTACTACCTGTCAGAACATCTGCCTTTGTCGGTAATGTTCCTGTTGCAGAATGTTTGGAATAGGAAGGAGTGTAAGGGAGTAAATTATATCTATATCCATCCTCATTTTTATCATTCGGAGATTTGTATGGATATATACTTGTAATTAATGGATTTGATTCATCTACTTGGTCAATAGGAATGAATATTGAAACTCTAGCGTTCGGTACTCCGAATCCATTATTCGCAGTGACTCTCCCCACCAAAACACCATAATCCGCACAACTCCTTGTGTAGATATCAGTTTGCTGTATTTTTAGAGATAATATTTCTAAGAACTCAAACTCTTGGTCTAACTGTACATTAATTGATTTGTTAATCCCAAGTTCGGTCTTAATTCTATATGAATCACCCATGTAATATCTTTAGTTTATAAATAGTTTATGTGTAATTTTTAAAAATCGAAAACACACACATTCTAAATTATAAACCAATACTCAGGATAATAAATCGATTATGTAAAGGTAACAGACTGAAAGTTCTGTACTGAAACTTTAATGTCTTTATTTGGATATCTGATTTGGTATACCTGTGAAGGTTGCGCAAAAATTGTAGAATCTACAGGCGCAATTTGTCTTGTCTCAGGATCGGAATATTCCATAGAAGTTTCCGCAGATGAATACTGACCCCCCACATTATTGAAAACCTTAATACCTGAAACTGTTAAAACTCCATTTTGATTTTGTACGATACTTTGAATTTCAGATAAATAAACATTTTGTCCTAACTCCCTTACTTGAGGGTTGAAATAAGTTGCAATCCTATCCACAACATCGGCAATAACTTGACCCGAATTCTGAGCGGAAGTTAAAACAATAGAAACTTCGAGACTCAAATCAATAACCTCAGCAGTAAGGATAGATATGTAGTCATTCATCATTCGATAATTAGAAAGGTATGTTGCAACATTTTGTCTTAATGTATTAGACACAATGTTCGTTAACTTTCCTGATGTGTCATATGACAATAATTGAATCAAAATTTTGTTATTGTTCTCAGTAACAGAAACCTTGGCAGGTGCACCGAATTCTGATGGCATATTTCTGATAATAGACTCATAGTCTTGGACTGTAACTGCTCTTTTTTGAGCTGAGAAATTGAAGGACACATAATTTCTAATTTCTTCGAGTGATGGTAATCCCGCCCCACCGATTGCAGCAGTAACGTTATTACATCTTAAAGAATTAACAACAGATGAATTGGTAAGTTCTGATGGTCCATTAACAAAGAATGATACCGTACCAATCTGAGTGATAACATTCGTTCCCAAGTTAGTACCTAAACCACCTCCGATTCTATATTGTACAAATAACGTTGAGTTCGGAGTTAAAGCAGATCCTAAAGATATGTTGTTCGAATATCTCTGTAAATCTATCGTCGTTCCTAATGTGGTAAACTGATTAAGAGCATCTTGTGCAGTATTTGTTCCACCACCGAAAGTTAACTTTTTGAAACCTTCAGGTGTGTACTCACTAATAAATCTGTTCGGAGTTTGTATATATCTACCAACTTTAATACCTGGTTGGTCCGAAACTTTAGTAGGGTCTTCGATGAAAACTCTATCTTCGGCCAAAGCATCTACTTCATACCATTTATTAGCAGCACCTAAAAATTCTGCAGTTGTTGGTATGTTTGTATAATCAGTTCCACTCTTAAGTAACACACTAGTTATTCCCAACACATTTTTTTCAGGTAAAAACAATTCAAAAAATGGTTTTACATCGTTTGGTGTAATAACCCTTTTGAAAACTTTAGTAATACCATTAACAACTAATTCTCTTTTGGTAATAGTATAATTTACCAAAATATTATTTGCATTGAAGTTAGGTATTTTTAATCTGTTAGGAAATCCTTGGGCATTGTATGGTGATGTGAAATCAACATCGTATATGTTTTCGAAAACAATACCCGCACCTGAAACTTGTGACCCTCTAGATAAAATTCCAAGATATCTTTCATCTTCTTTATCTCCAAAGGCAGGTACCGTAATTGAAAAATCTACTAAAGAAACTGATGGTCTTTGACCAGGAAGTTTCAATCCATAGGTTCTTGCTATATTATATATTGAAGACCTCTGTTGAGCATATTGTAATACAGTTTCTTGAATACTTCTATCAATGTGATAATGTAAGTTATCAGCAACTGCGGCATTTAAATCCAAAAATACTGAGAATACAGATGCATCATTGAAATCTTGTATTAATTCAGGATAATAGGTTCTTACATAATTTAGTAACTCAGTTCTTATCCCCTGATAATCTCTAGTTGTATATGAAATTTTACGATTCGCCATCTATATTAAATATTAATAATAACAAAATCACTTTGAGCAAAAGTCGATCTATTATTTGAGTAATCTATTCTAATTTTTGCAGTATATTCTGAAGTACCTTTCCCCGGTAATCTATAAATTGGAGATTCACTCGTACCAATAATATTTTCCCCTATCATGGTATCTACTTCTTCCATAGGATCCGCTGGTGTAATTGTGATTTGATTCAATAAAAGATTCGGCATAAATTGTTGAACCGCATCTCTAATGTCTGATTGAATTGCGTCAAAAGTCAAACCATCGAATGGTTCAAATAAGAATTCGTATAATCTAGTTCCAAATTCAGGTAAATAATATCTGCTCCCTTTCCTAGTTAAAAGTAAGTGAATTAAATCAGATTTTACCTGTTGAGATTCTAACTGAGTGAGTTCTAAAAAATCACCTCGTCTTGAATCTCTGAATGGAAAATTAATACCATATGTAATTCCGTTCGCCATAAAGATAAATATAAGTCCCTTGTTTTTCCTTATAAATAGCCCAAAATAAAAAATCCCGATATATATCGGGATTAATTATTTATTACGAAGAACATCCAAAACATTCAATTTCTATTCCTTCAGGTTTTGGTGGTAAATTCATGTTACTGTAATCTACCTTAGGAACCTCAACATTTGGTTTTGGTTTTTGTACCTTTGACATATCCAATGCTAAATGTTTCGCTCCAGTTGAAATCGCCTTAGTTCTTACATAATAACACAATGTTTTCAAACCTTTTTCCCACGAATGGAAGTGAGATGATGTAATCTTTGACAACGTAGGGTTTGACATATAGATGTTCATTGATTGAGATTGGTCAATAAATGGTGCTCTGTCCGCCGCCATATCAATTAATTCTCTCTGTGATATCTCCCAAATTGTTTTGTATTTAGGAATTAAGTGTTCAATTCTTTTAACTTTTTTGTTGTATCCCTTGTCTTCGACATCGAGATATTGATTGAAGTTAATGTTTTGAATTGAACCTTCATTCAAAATAATTTCATTCTTCAATTCCTCAGACCAAATACCGATTTTTTCAAAGTCATTAATCAAATACTTATTTACAATCAAAATTTCCCCACCAACAACTCTTCGATTAAATAACGCTGAGTGAGCAGGTTCAGTCATCTCGAACGATCCTGTAATCTTAGCAGATGATGCAACTGGCATCTGAGCGGTAAACAATGAATTACAAACTCCAAATTCTTGAACGTCTTTTTTCAATGTATCCCAATCTAAACTCAAATCAGAAGGATTAACTCCCCACATATCAAATTGGAAAATACCTTTTGACATCGGAGAACCTTTGAAGAATTCGTAAGGGTGTCTAATTCCTTTCTTACACAAATCATTACTTTCAGTAATTGCTGCGAAGTAAATTGCCTCAAAAATATTTTTGTTCAAAGTCTTAGCCTCATCAGAAGTGAAAACATAATCCAAAAGACAGAACACATCTGCTAAACCTTGTACTCCAATACCAATCGCTCTTTGTTCTAAACCTCCTTTAAGACCTTTTTCAGTTGAATAATTATTCTTGTCGATAACATTGTTCAACGCTCGTACTGCTTTTCTAACTTCTTGAATTAATAATTTGTAGTCAAACTTT